TGTCGAATAAGAAGCCTAAAACACTACACGGTATGGCAGCTATACGTGCAATAGAAGCTAATGAGGGTGAGCTATCTCCTGAACAACGCTTTGTTGCATTAAAAGAAGGATACGTAGACGGTGAGTATTTTGACCACAAGGGAATACCTACACGTGGTGTGGGTCAGACTGGTAAATTCATGTACATGACGTACAAAGAAACCTTCTCTATCTTAGAAGAAGAGTGTGCTAAGAAGTTTATTCCTGCATACCCTGTATTAGATGAGAAACTACGCTGCGTTATTATGTCTGCATTCTACAGAGGCGATATACAGCAGTCTCCTAAGTTCAGAAGACTGTTTAACGAGCACAAGTACGAGGAGGCAGCAGCCGAGTTCCTCAACCACAAAGAATACCTTACAAAGTCCACGCCCAAGCAAATCAAACAACGTATACGTGACCTAAGCGAGGTGCTTCTTGACGCAGTTAAACGTTAAGCTCCTCAACTGGCAGCAAGATGTCTTCAATGACACTACACGATTTAAGGTTGTAGCTGCTGGACGACGGTGTGGTAAGAGTAGACTAGCAGCATGGACAATGATTATCCGTGCATTATCTGCTGAGCGTTGTACTGTATTTTATGTTGCGCCTACACAAGGTCAAGCACGTGATATTATGTGGGGTTTGCTAGAAGAACTTGCACTTCCAGTGTTAACTAGTAAGCATGTTAACAACATGGAGATGAAGTTTGTAAATGGCTCACGCATCTGTCTCAAGGGAGCGGATAGGCCTGACACCATGCGTGGTGTAAGTCTAGAATACCTAGTTATGGATGAATATGCAGATATGAAAAAGCAGGTGTGGGAAGAAATCCTAAGACCTGCCCTTGCGGATAGGAAGGGTGATGCTATGTTTATAGGGACACCTAAAGGACGTAATCACTTTTATGATCTTTATGCATACGCTGACCAGTCTGATGACGATAGTTATAAAGCATGGCACTATACTTCATATGACAACGAAATGCTGGACGATGAAGAAATAAACCTAGCTAAGATGTCTATGTCTACCTATGCATTCAGACAAGAATTTATGGCATCCTTTGAAGCATTAGGTTCAGAAATTTTTAAAGAAGACTGGGTGCAGTTTAGTACAGAAGAACCTGAAGTAGGTGACTACTATATTGCAGTCGACGTTGCTGGCTTTATTGACCAAACCGCTACCTCTAAAAGAAATACAAGAAACGATACTACAGCAATGGCTGTGGTTAAAGTTAACGAGAATGGCTGGTGGGTTAAGGATATTGTAGCAGGTGTATGGACAGTAGCTGAGACTGCTGACCAGCTGATTAAGCTAGTTAATAAGTATCGCCCTATGTCTGTAGGTATTGAGAAAGGTATTGCTAGACAGGCAGTAGGTAGCCCACTATTTGACTATATGCGACGGACGGGTAACTTCTTTAGAGTAGAGGAGTTATCACATGGAAACCAGAACAAGACTTCTAGGATTGCTCACTCTCTACAGGGTAGGTTCGAGCATGGCTACATTACACTAAACGAAGGAGATTGGAATAATGAGTTTTTAGATCAGCTGTTTCAGTTTCCAAATAAACTAGTCCATGACGATTATGTGGATGCTTTGTCATACATAGACCAGTTAGCACACGTAGCATACCACACAGACTTTATTGACTCTCAAGAGGATTACGAACCTCTTGACATACTATCAGGGTATTAACATGACAGATAAATTTCAATCAGCTGGATTAGAAAGCTGGATATTAGATAAATGCGAAGAATGGCGAGACCACTACGAAACTAACTATCAGGATAAACATGAAGAATATTTCAGACTATGGCGTGGGATATGGGATAGTTCAGACACTTTGCGTGAAAGTGAGCGCAGCCGTCTTATTGCTCCTGCTTTGCAGCAAGCTGTTGAGTCGAGCGTTGCTGAGGTGGAAGAAGCAACTTTTGGTAGAGGTAAGTGGTTCGACATTCGTGACGACATTGCAGACCCTAACAAGGTTGACATTGAAAAAATTAAGAATCAATTACTTGAAGACTTTGCGTTTACTAAGACGCGTAAGCAAGTAGCAGAGTGTATACTCAACGGTGCTATCTACGGTACAGGTATTGCTGAGCTTGTTATTGAAGAAGTAAAGGAGATGCGACCAGCTACCCAACCTATTATGGATGGGGCTATGAACGCTGTTGGTGTTCAGATTGATGACCGCTTTGTAGTTAAAGTTAAACCTGTACTTCCACAGAACTTCCTAATCGACCCTGTAGCTACTTCAGTTGAAGATGCTTTAGGTTGTGCGGTTGACCAGTTTGTACCTACACACCAAGTAGAGATGCTACAGGAACAAGGTGTATACCGTGATGAGGATGTTGGTATTGCCTCTACAGATTCTAACTTAGAACCTGATCCAGAGTTAGCAGCTTACCCTGATGACAAAGTACGTCTAACTAAGTACTACGGTTTAGTACCACGTGAGTTGTTTGAAGAAGCAATAGAGCGTGACAACGGTGATGATGAAGAAGTAATCCTATCAGGTGAAGATAGTGACAGCCGTTATGTAGAAGTAATGGTTGTACTAGCTAACGGTGTACTCATGCAGGTAGAAGAAAACCCTTACATGATGAAAGACCGCCCTGTAGTTACTTTCCCTTGGGATGTAGTTCCTAATCGCTTTTGGGGACGTGGTATTTGTGAGAAGGGCTACAACAGCCAGAAAGCCCTCGACGCGGAACTTAGAGCACGTATTGATGCCCTAGCACTAACTATCCATCCAATGATGGCTGTGGACGCCTCACGGCTTCCTAGAGGCATGAAGCCTGAGATAAGGCCTGGAAAGATGTTCCTAACAAACGGAAACCCTGCTGAAGTATTACAACCATTCAACTTCGGTCAAGTAGGTCAAGTTACGTTTGCACAGGCTGGACAACTAGAACGTATGGTTCAACAGTCAACTGGTGCTGTAGATAGTAGTGGTGTAGCAGGTGGTGTTAATGGTGAGGCTACGGCTGCTGGTATTAGCATGTCACTAGGTGCTATTATCAAACGACACAAGCGTACACTTATTAACTTCCAAGAGATGTTCTTAGTACCTTTAGTACAGAAAGCAGCTTGGCGTTACATGCAGTACAACCCTGAGTTATACCCTGCTCAAGACTTTAAGTTTATCCCAACATCTAGCTTAGGTTTAATGGCTCGTGAGTATGAGACTACACAGCTAGTTCAGCTTATGCAAACCATGCCACAAGACAATCCAATGTATCCTATGATTATTGAAGCGATTGTTGAGAACATGAACTTAGCTAAGCGTGAAGAAATGCTTGAAGCAATGCGTAAGGCGCAACAACCTAATCCTCAACAACAACAAATGATGCAGATGCAACAGCAAATAGAACAACAGATGCAACAGCTTCAACTGGCTAAAGAACAAGCCACAGCTGCTGCACTACAAGCTCAAGCTGCTGAAGCTAATGCACGTGCTGGTAAGTACACAGTTGAGAGTCAAGTTGAACAGTACAATGCTGAGACACAACGTATTAAGGCAGTATCAACTAACCTTGATGAAGGTAGTGCAGACGATAAAGAGTTTGAGAAACGTATGAAGTTAGCAGAGCTTGCTTTGAAGAAGCAGCGTCAAAATGCTGACATCCAGTTTAAGAAAGATTCACAAGCACCAACACCTGACTTACCACAGTAGTTTATAAGAGTCAAGAAAAAACCTTGACTTTTTTAACTATTTGTGTTATAATCCAGTTCAATTACGGTCATCCCCTTTGGAGGAAAAATGACTAAAGAAGAAGAGATATACTACAGTAACTACTTTGAATTATTTAGTAGTTCAGGTTGGGCGCAGCTACTCGAAGAGTTAAAAGACAGAGAAGCTGCTTTCGACATAGGTTACATCACCGATGAGAAAACCCTCTATCAAGCTAGAGGTGAACTTTCCATCATTCGTATGCTCCTTGGCTTTGAACAATTTATTGAACAAGGTTATGAGCAAGCCCCACAGGGCTAACTAACGTCTAACAAACCTCGTGGGCTAGAGGCTTAGACATTTTACTATCCATAATACTTTTAGAAGTACGGAGATTTACAATATGGCAAATCAAGACAGTCGCTTAGACGAACACGAAGAAATTGTTAACATTAACGATGCTCCTCAAGAAGAGGAAAAGCGAGTTAAAGGTTACGAAGACTACGTAAATCAAGAACCTGAAGAGGTTGTTGAACCAGAAGAAGAAGACGATTTACCTGAAAAGTATCGCAATAAAGATGTACGTGATATTGTTTCAATGCACCAGAACGCAGAGAAGCTACTAGGTAAACAAGCTACTGAAGTTGGTGAATTACGTAAAGTCGTGGACGATTTTATTAAAGCACAAACTGTAACACAACAACAAAACACAGCCCCTGCAACAGAAGAAGAAGATGATGACTTAGACTTTTTCGAGAACCCTAAAGCAGCAGTTGCTAAACTTCTCGAAAACCATCCATCTGTGAAACAGAGTCAAGAGATGACAAAGAGATTAGCTCAGCAAGAAGCATTGTCTAAGCTGAAATCTAATCATCCTGACTTTAAAGACATTGTGCAAGACAGTGGTTTCCAAGAATGGGTGCAGAAGTCAAAAATACGTACACAGCTTTTACAACGCGCTGATGCCTATGACTTTGACAGTGCTGATGAACTATTCACTACGTGGAAAGAACGTCAATCACTAGTCAATGATACTGTTAAGAACGAGACAAAGGCTCGTAAACAAGCAGTTAAGAGTGGCTCTACAGGTAACGTGTCAGGAAGTGGTGAACGTCCTAGTCGCAAAATCTACAGACGTGCAGACATTGTAGAACTTATGACCAAAGACCCACAGCGCTATCAGGCACTAGCGTCTGAAATAAGACAAGCCTATGCTGACGGTCGTGTCAAATAACTTTAAATTTATTAGGAAACTAAAATGGCTAACTTAACTCCATCTACTGGTAACACAGTAACTACTGCAAATGCAGCAACGTTTATCCCTGAATTGTGGTCTGACGAAGTACTTGCAGCTTATAAAAACTCATTAGTACTTGCTAACTTAGTACAGAAAATGCCTATGACTGGTAAAAAGGGTGACACTATGCACATCCCTAAGCCGTCACGTGGTGTTGCTTCTGCTAAAGATGCAGCTGATACAGTAACTATCCAACAAACGTCTAATGACGAGTTGGCAATTACTATCAACAAACACTTCGAGTACTCACGTTTCATCGAAGACATCACTGAAGTACAAGCATTCGATTCACTACGTCGTTTCTATACTGACGATGCTGGTTATGCTTTAGGCTTAAAAGTTGACAATGACTTGTTTGCTTTAGGTAAGTCTTTAGGTGACGGTGACGGTTCTTCTTGGGTTCACTCTGGTGCTTTCCAGTTCAACGCAACTACTGGCGCTGCTGAAGCGTATGACGCTGATGGTGTTGCTGATGTTGGTGCTTTCAACGATAAAGGTTTCCGTGACCTTATCCAGAAGCTAGACGACAACAACGTCCCTATGGACAGCCGTGTTCTAGTTATCCCACCTTCTGCTGTTAATGAGATTCGCGGTATCGACCGTTATAACTCATCTGACTTCGTAGATGGTCGTGGTGTACAGAACGGTCAAATTGGTACTCTTTATGGTATCGATGTGTTCGTATCTACTAACGCTCCTGTCATGGAATCTGGTGTTAAAGCTGGTATTCTTATGCACAAAGACGCGTTTGTATTCTGTGAGCAAATGGCTATTCGTTCACAAACTCAATACAAGCAAGAGTTCTTAGCAACTCTATATACTGCTGATACCATCTACGGTTTAGAAGTATATCGTCCAGAAGCTGGCTTAGTAATCGCTTTACCAGCTTAATTGTAGAGTACATTTCAAAGGCATTCTAATGAGTGCCTTTTATAATATTCTTTACATCCACAAAATAGAGGAATCTTCATGGCAATATTCAGAGGCGTAGGTGGCTCTGGCGACTCATCTACAGATGCTTACGCTAGTGAAGTTGCTTTATACGCACAAACTGCTTTAAATAAAGCGGCTGAAGCTACAACAGCAGCAACCACAGCCGAGGAAGCTGAAAACGTTGTAGTTGAAATTCGAAATGAAATAGAAGGTCTTGTTGATGGAATAACACAAAGTTTCTTCCAGCAAGCAACATCTCCCCCTCAAGGTGCTTTAACTGAGGGTGATCTTTGGTATAACACAGCCACCGCAGAATTTATGGTTTATCGGATGGTAGATGGTATGCTTCAATGGTCAAATCTAATATTAGATAACACATCAGACTCTAGTGACATTATGGACGCAGGGTCTTTTTAAAAGTTTTAAATATTAGGAAATATCATGGCACAAACAATTAAAATTAAACGCAGTAGTACTACAGCTGCTCCTTCTAACGGTACGTTATCTGGAGGTGAATTAGCTTACACCTCTGCTGCTGGGAATGGTTCTCTTTTCATAGGTGCTCCAGATAAAGCAGACGGTTCACACCTAGACATAAATGGCGACCGTATCTCTACGCTTATCGCTTCAAAGGATGGTCTAGAGAAGGGCATAACTGCCTACAACTGGGGAAACCACGCAAGCGCAGGTTATCTTGAAACTACACTAAACACTTTAGATGGTCGATACGGTTTAGAAGCAGACTCGGCACACTCAGTTTATGCAGTAGAAAACGTGTCAAACGCTGCAACATGGACTTCATTCACCTTCCCAGGCTATAACGGTGTAGTTGGTAAAGACTACTATGTATTCGATGTTTACGGATATGAAGACCATAGAGAAGCTGGTAAGTTTGTACACTATACTGTCTATGTCAACATTAAGAACGGTGCTGGACAACCTTCAACTAGTAACGAAATTACAGTACAAGTTGTTGCTAACCTTGAGGCAGACCAAGACCAAACAGAAGCAGGTAACTTTGAGTTTAAGCTAGAGCGTGACTTATCAGATAATGGCAGTCCTGTACATAAACTCTGGATTGAAGCAGACGAACAGTACTCAGCATTACACATTGTTGCCGCTCCTGTATACATAGGTGAGTTTACAAAAACACTCAGCAATATGTTTGGTACGCAAAATACTGAACCTACAACAACTATTACTTACCCTGTTACTTACTCGTTATACACTGATGAAGACGTTAAAGCGTACATTGGTGACGCTAGTACTGGTAAGGCATATGTAGGTGACTCTGTTTCTGTTAGTGGTAATATTAGCGGTGCAGACGCTACACTTACAGGTTCTTTAAAAGGTCCAGCTACTTTCGTAATTGACCCTAGCTCTGGTGAAGACCCTGACGTACACGGAGACAACTTAGGTACTGTAGAAATCCTTGGTAACTTAACTGTTAAAGGTACTACAACAACAGTAGACTCTACGACTATTAACTTAGGTGATAACGTCATTCGCCTAAATAACCAGATAGATGAAGAAACTGCTCCTCCTACGACTATGATTGCAGGTCTTGAAGTAGACCGAGGTAGCTCATCTTATGACTCTTATATCTTATGGCGTGAAGGTAATGCTGCTTCTAAGAAATGGGTTGTTAGTGAAGGCGGTCCTGTAGACTATCCTCTTCTCCACGGCAATAACTTTGATACTGTCATAACAACTATTGACGGTGGTACATTTTAATAACTAACTACCATCTTAAATAAGTAATAAAGGAAGCCACATGGCACAAACTATAAAACTAAAACGTTCGGCTGTCACAGGGAACGTCCCCACTACTAGTCAGTTAGAGCTCGGTGAATTGGCTATCAACACTTATGATGGTAAAGTATTTATTAAGAAGAACGATGGAACTGACTCTGTAGTGGAAGTCGGTTCTATCCCTTCAGGTTATAATAATACTAATTGGGACACAGCTTATGGTTGGGGCGACCATTCCCTTGAAGGCTATCTAACATCTTTAGGCTGGGCTTCTACCGACACATTTACAGGCACATATCCTATTGTATGGAATGCAAGTAATACACCTTACACCGCATCTTGGTTAAATGTAAACGGTGCTACTGACACTTTACACAGTGTTAACTTTGCAGCCAGTGGTACAGTTACAGCTAGTGGTGGCAACTCAGGAAATTGGAACACAGCCTACTCTTGGGGCGACCATTCTACTCAAGGCTACCTAACTACCTATACAGACACTACGTACAGTACAGCTACATCTAGTGTTCTAGGTTTAGTTAAGATTGGATACGCTGAGAACGGTAAGAACTATCCTGTAGAACTATCTAATGGTCAGATGTTTGTCAATGTTCCTTGGGTTGATACAAATACAAATACCACATACAGTACTAATACTGCGTATGGTACTTCTATGAGTGGCACAGAGATAAGACAAAATGGTGGAGAAATTCCATCAAGTGCAAATCTTAATGACTACCGCACCCAAGGTACTTACTGTCAAAATAGTAACTCACAAACTAGTGCTTCTCAAAATTACCCTGAGAATCTTGCAGGTATCCTTATTGTTGCTGATGATATGTATGGTAATGGGTTGCATACTACCCAGATTTACGACATATATAACAGCCAAAATATATATTCACGTAGTTACTATAACGGTTCGTGGACAGCATGGCGTAACTTAGCTCAAGATACTGACACTGTGTACACTCACCCTACACACCCAGGCGATGACTTAAGCGTAGACACAGGTGCACTCACAGGCGCTACTGTAATTAGTGATTTAGACTTTAATGTTACTACGGATACTCTTGGTCATGTTACCGATGCCAATGCTACGTACTCTACTCGTAACTTAACTGCTGCGAATATTGGTGCTGCTCCTGCTAGTCATAGTCATAGTAACTATCTACCTAAAACTGGTGGCACAGTTACAGGCGGAGTAACTTTTACATCTGACACACCTATTACTACTAACAATAATATGTACATCAATCGTAAATTTACTATGATTGAAAACGCATCACCACAGTACATTTTACTATGTGCTAATGCAGGAGCTAACGATGTTAATGGTTCTATCACTATGGATAGGACTTCTGGCAACTGGCAAGCTGTTAGGTTGGAAGTGGTAGTATCTGGAAAATCAGCGGAAATGATGGGCGGTACTTTACGCACACTACAAGTTTTACAAAATAGTGAAGATTACCGCTTAGTCACCATTACGTATGGAGGCCAAAGTTGGGTAGCTATTAAGTACACTGGTAACGCATATCCGATGACTACAGGTGCGTACTTTACAGGTAGATTGAAAAGCTCAATAGCTAACTCCCTTACAGTTGTTAACAGTACAGGGGTAACTGATGAGGCATCTTTTGGAGGTACATCAGAGTCTTACAACCAAGTCAGTGATTTTATTGTTTCTGGAGATGTCACTGCGGCATCTTTAACAACTGGAACTAATGGTGACATTTCTACAGGTATAGGTGGCGATGTAACCGCATATACTAATGTTTCAGCATCGTATGGTTATGTATCAGCATCTAGCGGTGCTAATGGTGGCTTTAGAATTGGCGGTACACGTAAAGACTTAAATTGGGACACTGCCTACGGATGGGGAGATCACAGCGACGCTAATTATATTGTGGGTGGTGGAACTTGGACAGGTGGCACAGGAAGTTCATACACAACTTTAGCACAAAGCGTATTTGCATCAGGTAACACGAAGTTCACTTTCTACGGCAATAGTGGAAAGATGGATGTTATCACAGATGGTGAGTTCTACGCTAGTGAGGGTGCAAGTCGTGTATTCCATGACAGCTACCATCCA